GCCCGTCGGCATCGGTCAGGTCAGGGGTTATGGTATAGCTACCGTCACCGTTATCGCTCCATTCCTTGACCGTACACCCACCTCCGGGAGAGGCACACATCCTGCCTTTGAAATAGGTCACACGGTTATAGGCTACTTCCGGAAAAAACACACGCTTGCGGAAAATGCCCTCTTCCATTTCAAGGATGCCATTCTTATCGATACACCCTCCGGAAATACCGCTGATGAACTCGCCGAACTTGACCCAATCTCCGAAGGTTATGGGGAAAGGAGTGCCGTCAGCTCGGTCTTTGTGAAGGAACACCTTTGATAATTCTTCGATGCTCATTCCTTGTTGAATGAGTTCAAGAATGCCAATAAATGTCCGTCCAACCCTCTCTGCGGTATTCTCTCCCTCAGAAGAGGCGTTCCTTATCTGTAGAGCAAGTTTCCTTAATATGTCAAGTGTATCAGGCATTATTCACCAAGTACTCTAAAAGTTACACGATTAGCATTAATCCCTCCATTTCCCCTATACAGCGGAAAGTCTTTTTTGTTATCATTCAAATACCGAACACATTCTTTCATATACCTATCAGCAACAGAGAAAGCATCATTATAAGCCATAAGTTTCTCCTTAAAATCAGAACGCGACGAATACTCGTTATCTTTATTGACAAATCCAAAACGGGTGACATTTCCATCTCCATTTTTCACGATACGAGCATAGGTATAATATGCTAATGTCGTTTTCAGCCCTACAAAGGAACGTTTGCCTCCACATTCTATGGTATAAGAACTACCATTAAGCAACTCACTATAATTTTCCGGATGTTCTTTCACATCTAAGAATAAAGCATCACCCAAAGCTGACTTCAAATCAATGTTCTCCGACTCCCGAATATATGCCTCTATCTTTTCCGTATCGATGTGTATTGACATCGTACGAGCCAACTTATAGACCTCATCTGTTGTTATTAGACATCGCAGCATTTCTTATATATTTAAGAGGTTGTACACTAAAGTCATTGGAAGGATTGAGAGGTTCATACCAATGCGCAAAAATTTTCTGAAAAGCCCGTTCAATCATGCGTTGTTGCTTTGACACAATAGAGTTATAGTATTCAAAAGCATCTTCCAATATATCCCCAGAAAAACCAACCTTACCAATCCGGATACAATACCAAGGCTCCTGCCCGAAAGCCGAATAAATACGTTCAACCACACTGGCATCAGTAACGGTAAACTCCTTATCATAATTTTTAGGACTAATATCCACAAACTCCGGTTTTTCTTCATCAGATTCCAAGGTTACCTCTAAGACCTTTGTCGCATTGGTGTCTCCTTGTAATTGCACGATAGTATCAGAAAAACCAGTATCTTCATTAGTCCTATCCTCTTTTATAGGATTTCCGTTTTCATCAAAACGTACCGAAGAAGCACCTTTCTTTGTAATTATCATCCCGGAAGGCATGAAGTTACAACGCACATTACGATACTTCACATTGGCTAATCCCTCATCCGTACTCATTTCCGTAATCACACGGTCAGCTCTTCCGATAGGATACACGAATTTCCCTGTGTTGCTAATCCATAGTATCTGCCCCTTATAGTTTTCAATCCCTCCGGCAGCCCGAATTTGCGCATAGACCACCTCCTTACGTGGATTAAATACATCTATAAACTCCACATTTTCTGGTATTACCTTTATGGCTTTTCCCTGACGGGTTTTCTTTCCTGTCCAATCCGGATGAACTGCGATTTTTGCGATATATCCGGATTCATCCTCCTCCAACAAACGGCAATTTTCAAAGGGGATGTGCTGTACTTCCACTATATCTGCGAACATATTATAATTAACATGTATCGCCATCCCATCGTAATCAGCAACATCCTTGCAGACGAAAGCATGGATGTCATCTGCCGTATCTCCACGGCGGTTAACCACATATTCAGAAAAAGCAACCTCACGAAACCCATTTCCCTCTATGAAATTGGCATAACGTTCTGCACATTCGCTACCCGTTGAACTCGCAGCGATGATATTTCTTAGATGTTGGGGATATAAATTATCATCACCGTAGCTTTGGATGCCAAGATTACGTAAATAGCCCGTGTCAACACGCCTATTACTCTTCTTCTTTAATTCATTTACATTCATCGTTCCGTGAGGTTATTCTTTATTTCACCGTTTCTACGGCTTCTATAGTCTGCTTAGAGTCAACTACAGATTGAGCCTCTTTAATATGAGCATCCAATACTTTAGCTGTAACTTTCTTCCCGTTCAGTTTATAAGTCTTGAACGCATCTCTCACAATCTCAGAAGTAGCACCTTCCACTTCAAAGGCTTTCACCAATTCTGAAACCAAAGTTTCATCCAATGGTAAAGCAGGACTCATCCGTCTTTCAACCCTTTTCTCCCAATCGGAAGGCGTTGAAGCAAAAAAGACTATCCCTTTAGGATTTTCCGCAAGATACCTTTCTGCCGCTTCGTCAGTAAGATTGTTGTTGGTGTACATTTCACTACTTCCAAAGCCTACTTGGAGCAATACACCATTTTTCAATGCATAACTTGATTTTTCTTTCATTTTTCCATATCTTTTTAAGTACGAATACATTTCAATCACAGCGTCACGATAGCAATCACCACATGAGGTCTTGGTAAATGTCCTACCAAGAACTTCATGAAACATCAGTTCAATGTCTGATTTATCAGAAGAAGAAAGGGAGACCTTATCCCCCAATCTCTTCAACTTATCAACCATCTCCAAGACAAGCATATTCCCTCCTATGCTGCCGGTTCAGCCGTCAAAGTGTTGACAGCAGTCTTAGTTGCTTCATAACTCGTCTTGAACAAGAATAATGCAGATTTAGGCGTTTTCTGCTCTTCCAAGGTAACAGCCCATCCACCTTCAGTATCCTCGCTATACTTATCGTTGTCGATAGCTGTAGCTGTAAGCCCTTGGTAGTAACCATACACCTGAAAAGCGGCATCACCAGGGTTTCCTTCTTTCTGTAAACCCTTATATTTATTCTCCAACACCACAACATAGGTACCGTTAGCCAATCCGTCAATAACATCAGCGCATACATCCGGGTCGTTTGCCAATATCACAATCGCGACAGTATTGGTAAACGAACTACGATATGTGCCAGCCACTAATGAGGTCTTTGTACCCGTAAATGGATTTTTACCAGGAACAACAACCTTATAAGCCTTCTTCCCGGTTTTCATAGCCAGCGTTTCAATCACATTCTTTTTTGTAGAATTGAATACTGTGGCTGCAAAGTCCACATCCGCACGATTCATTATTACCCCTTCCTGCTCCAATCCTTGTACTACTGGATCATCACACGACGGAACAATATCTTTCTTTAAAATATCATCACATACTCCCATAGAATACCTCCTTTTGTCAATATGCTACTTGCACCAAGTTGTCCTCACCAATCATAGAACCGAGTTTACCAGTAGAATAGATATAATTCTTACGGGGTTTTCTTTCAAACCAGATATCAAGGTCAGATATCGGGTTATCGCCTTCACAACCGTACATTAAATTGTCCGGAGAACATAGAACCGCACGGTGAGGAAGGTTCAGTTTCGTTTTATCGTTCTGATACGCTTGAATAAATCTATCCCAAATAGAACATTTTACGACCGTAACGCCGTCATACTCTCCTACTTCAAGGCCGTCAAAAATGACCGTCCAAGGCATAATAACCTTATATTTCTCCCTCACATCACGTGACAAAGAATCACATAATGATTTTGTAGCAAAAATTGCATGTCCGGACTTCTGGAAAATACGGCTATCCGCATCTTCAAGCATCGTGTCAAACACAGATGTAGCAGCCCCCAATTCTTTCATCTTGGACTTCTGCAAAGCATAAGATGCTTCAGAGTTGGCTGATATAACGGTATGCTGACCGGAATTCTCTGCACATATGGCAAACAGGCGTTTAAAGAAACCGTCACATGTCTTGAACAATTCTACATTCAATCCATCCGTAATTTGACCGGAACCGTCAATATTAGCGGCATCCTTGTCTCCAAACCAAGTGAAGCGCCATAACATTTTCATCATTGCTTCCGTCAGTTTTGGAAGGACAATCCCATCCATATATTCAGTAGAAGTAAGGTCCGCAATATTGGTACCGGTCTTCAAGCAGTACTTTGCAATAGTATTCTCCAAATCCTCATAGCACATTTCCAACGGAACTTGCCAGTCGCCAATTTCCCATACTTTCTGGGCGGCAGCGATAGCCACTTTTTGATATTCAGGGTCACATCCGGCACCTGCGATACCTACATCCTCCATCTCACCGATGAAGCCAACTTTCTTGCCATTGGTCACTTTAGGCATGAACGTCATAAAACGCTCCATATCCTCATTTTGAAAGACTGTCAGTTCAATCAAGTCTTTCAAATCCTTCACCGCCTGATTGTCTGGCGTCAATTTTGAAAAATCTAAAATAGGCATACTCAATTCTCCTTTCTTTACTTTTTAGTTCTCTTCTCCCTTTCCTCTCTCAACTTTCTTTGAATAGGTGTCTCCTCTGCACTTGCTTGTGTCTCAACAGTATTCTTGAAGGATTGGGTACGCAAAGAGACTCTATAGGTTGAACAATGTTTTGCTAGCCAATTCTCACCTCCTGCCATCTTTACAGCATTCAGTATCTTATTGTCCTCAACTGTACGGGCATTGGTTTTCAATGCCGCATTTTCCTCTTCAAGTTCTTCAATGCGCGCCTTTAAAGCTTCAATCTCCTCGTCACCGTTTGCTTCTTCCGGGTCTTTGATTTCTGTAATCACTCCGTCTGTTACAATGATAGTCTTACCATCGGGCATAACATGCTCGCCATCGGGGGATGCCGCATCTCCCACCTGCGGTTCTCCTTCTTCACGTTCCACCGTCAGTGTATTACCTTCGGCATCTGTCAGTTCCATAGATACTACCGGAATGTCTTCTATCTTCTGGTAGCCACATTTCGCAAGCAGTCTGTCAATGATAGATTGCTTTACCGTTACTTGTTTCTCTTTGTTCATTTTCTCACTATTAAGTTTATAATCAGTTCCTTTTGCTGTAGTCGGTATAAGAACATCAGATATAAATCCAAGTTGTTT